AAATTGGCGCTCGGCTTGGGTTGCTGTCTGCAACCACTGAATCCTTGCGTCCAATGTTTTCGGCAGTTTGGCTGCATCTGCGAATTTCTGGAAGGATCGTGACATGGCTGTGCGTCGAATACTAGCTGCGCTAGGTGTGCCTTTGGTCGCAGCTTCAATGGCAAGTTTCTGGAATCCTTCATCAGCAAACAGTTTTCCTGCTGCCTTGAGTGCATCCTTGTTGCCTTGGGTCATGGCGCTGGTAATGACCGATGTGGCTGCGGCTGCGATTGGGCCACCCATTGCGGCTGCACCAGTCACTACGCCCTTGGCCAGCGTGCTTTCCATGACCTTACCGATCAGGCTTTCGGCCTGCATGCCTTGCAGCAGTGCTTGATTTGCTTTGCCGGTGGTCAGGACATTGGCCCTAGCGTCGGTGACGCGCTTGGAGACCTCGTACAGGTCGCGCAGCACGTCTGCCGAGTCTTTACCCAGCGTGTCCACAATGGTTTTGTAGACTGGTGGGTTGGCACGCAGCTTGGGGTAGATGTCAGCAAACTCTGAGAAGCCAAAGCCACCCTTCTCAGCACCTCTGGCCGAGCGTGTGACAGATGCCAGTGCGGTGGCCAGCGTCTCTTTGCGCAGGTCTTCTGGGACGGTCTTGAGCAGGCGATTGAACTCGCCAGCATCGCCCTTGGCTGCACCAGTTATGGCAGTGCGCATCTTGTTGGCCACACTGCCCTCGATGTCCTGGCCAAACGCATTCACGATGCGCTTGCCCAATGCTCGCTCTTTGGCGTACAGCAGGTTGGCTGCACGCAGTTGCTGGCGCAGTTCCTCGCCACCGATTTTGCCAACGTTTGTCAGTTGGTCGTCAGCAAGTGCCGCATACAAGCGCTTGAGGTCTGCCTCGGCCATGCTGCCGTATGGCGACTCCATCTTGTTGATGGCATTTCCGATCAGGGTTTTTTCGCGCTTGAGTCGGCCATACGTGATGTTGCCTTCCTCGATCATCTTGGCCAGATTGCGCTCGGCTGCTGACATTCCTTTTTCACCCACTTCGGCCTTGACAGCATCAAGTGTTGATTTGAGCTTTGGCAGTTCCACCACCGATGTCTTTGGCACCACTTCGTCGACTGCGTTGTAGACCTTGCTTGCCTGCGCATTGAGGTCTGAACGAGTTCTGGTCAGCGAGTCCTTAATCTTTTGCGAAACTACGCCAGGAGCGACTGCGCCTTCGACGAAGGTGGCATCGAATTGCTTGATCACATCGTCGGCCTTGTCCACGGCCTGGGTGACAGTGTTGCGCCATCCTGCTTCGGCCTCACTGCCTGCGGCTGAACGTGTCAGGCCTGCAGCTGCTCGGACTTGTGGGTTGTCGCTGAACACATCGGCAGGCAGTTGGATGCCAAGACGGTCTGCTGCTTCTTTGGCTGCCACGTTGATCTGGGCAAGATCGGCCAGCCGGTCACGGGCGCCAGCCGAGCCAAAGCCTGTGCCAGCCGCCTGTTTGACCAGCTTACCGACTTCTTCCTCCGCCACTTCTGCCACGATTGGTGCCACTGGTGGCGCAGCTAGCACAGCCGGTGCGACTGGAATCTCTGGAGCGACTGGTGCCACTTTTGGCATTGCTGCGGCCACTGGAGCTGCTGGTGGCGCTTCTGGGACTATTGCTGCGCCCATTGGAGCGCCTGGTGCTGCCGCAGGCACTGGTACGAGGCCTGTGACGCGCTGCACGCCCTTCTTGACAGCTTGGACGACCGGAGGTGCCACACGTTGCAAAATCTGCCCTGCTGGTCCTGTGACTGCGGCTGTGACCACTTCGCCAGTGTCGAACTTACCACCAGTTGCTGCTTGGCTTGCTTCAATGGCCGCTTGAGTTGCACCAGCAGTCACGATTGCACCAGGGATGGTGGCTGCTCGGCCTGCCGGTGTGAATGCTGCAATGCCACCAAGCGCACGTGGGATGTCGCCCATCGTGAAACCTGGTGGGATGGCGTACTCCTGCTGATCAACAGATGATTGCATTAGGTAGTTGCCCTTGGCATCTTGCCGCACCTGAACGCCAGGGAAGTTGGCTTGCAGAATCTGCACTGTTTCCTTGGGGTTGCTCATGAGTGTGCCAAGTGCTGTCTTGAACGATGCCACGCTCATTTGATTCAGCTCTGGCATGCTTGTCCACTCTGGCAGCGTCTGTGTCTCAGGGGTTGCGCGAGCGCGGCCAGTGACAGACTCGGCCAGACCTTCAAAGAATCCCATCTTTGGTTGTGATGCCGCCCATTGCTCAGGCGACATGGGGGCTGCAGCTGGTGCTGTGGCCATGGGTGCAGACGCAGGAGCTGCTGGCGCAGCCTGACTAGTCTGGGATGCCAGCCATTCTTCTGGACTCATTGTGCCCCCACGGATTGCTTGTATGCGCTCCACTGAGCATCAGTGAAGTTTGCAGGGCGATTAAAAGTCTGGCCACCAACTGTCACGCTATTTGGTGATGGAGCAGGCGCTGCCGCTGTCTCAGGCCCGAACACGTTGTCAGGGTTGAGGCGGTAGTTCTTGACCACCACACCAAGTGCTGTCTTATCTTGGGCTGCCTTTTTCTGGGCTGAGTCCAGATATTGCTTGGCCAGATTGGTAAATTCTTTGCGTTGAGAATCTTGCAAAAATACACCGCTTTCGGCTTTTGCAAGGCTATTTCGCAACCGTTCGTACAAGCCAGCAGTGTCACGTGCTGTTGCAAATTCTGTCTCACGCACCACCGAGCCTGGGTCCAGCATTTTCATAAATCCAGTAATCAGAGCAACGTCGCCTGGGCCATTCTTAGCTAGTGCCGACGATTCAATATTGGAGTACGTTGTCGCTAATTCGGTATAAACTTTGCTGCGGACTTGATATTCCTTGCGCAGTTTTTCTTCCTGCTCAAATGATTTGGCCGGATCAAGTCCACCACTGGCTTTGAGTGCTTCCAGTTCAAGTGCGGCTCTTGAGGTCTCCACACCAAGTTTCTTGGTCTGGGCCAATGCCGAGCCTGTCTGTGCAGATGTTAAACCAAGATCAGCGGCTTTCTTTTTAAGGTCTGCAAGTGTGATCTGTTCTGCAAACTTGGCATCGACCTGCGCTTTTTGTGACTGAGCCGTTGCCAGTTGAGCATCCGCAGCTGCTCTTTCTGGCGCATTGGTGGCTGTGGCCTGTGCTGTGGTGGCATCTGCCACGGCTTTGTCAGCAGCAGCAATTTTCTGACGCAACTCTGCTGGGGCTTGAGCTGCTGCCCTGCCCTCACCACCCAATGCGATTGCGCTGGTGATTACTTTGTCGCCACCAGGCATTTGTGAAATGGTGAAGCCAAAATAGTCCTCTGTGGCCTTTGGGTTCTCTTTGGCCACATCGCGCCACGTCTCCAAGAACTTTGCACCGGCTTCGTCACCAGAGTTGCGCTTGCCTTCAATCTGTTGATCGAGCAGGCTGATAGCGATCTCTGGCTTGCCTGATTTGAACGCTGAGAATACTTGGCCAGATTGTGTCAATGCTGTCTGTTGACGCTCGCCTGACAACATGCCGAAACTTTCGCGCACAGACTTGGCCTGCGTCTCTGGCAGCATCATGGACAGGTTTGCATAGTCGGCAGCAGTTGCACCTGGCTGGCGCAGCTTGTTGAATCCCTCTTGGATCAACTTCTGGTTGGCCAGTTTCTGCTGTTGCTGCTCTTGCTTGAATCGTGCCTCTTGGACGCTCGCGCCAGTTTTGAAAGCGCTCAAGAATGATTGTGTTGGGTCAGCGATTTGAACGCCGTAGTCAATGGGTGCTGGCATCAGAATTTACCTCCTAAGCCACTAAATAAACCGAGGCCGCCGGAGATCGCTGCGGGGATTGCACCAAATGCTCTGCCCTGTGCAATCTCAGCGCCAGCTTGTGCGGCACCTTGTTGGCCGAGTAAGTTGGCCACGTTTACGCCTGTTTGAAGTCCAGCCGTTCCAACGCCAGCAGCAGATTGCTGACCAAGTGCTGTCATGCCACCAAGACGACCATATTGCTGATCGATCAGGCTGGACAAAAGCTGAGGACGGAATTGGGCCAGTGCGCCTTGGATGTTTCCACCGCGCAAGCCACCAGTGGCCGATGCACGTTGCAGCAATGCGTTTTCGCCTTGCTCGGACAGTGCTTTAAATGTTTCTCCACCACTGATGCGAGCAATGGCCGCACGCTCTGCCTCTGGCCCTTTGAGGCCAAGGAAGGATTGCTGTGCTTCGAGTGCGCCTGGGCCAGCCTCTGTGTAAGGCTGGAGCAATTTTTGCACTGCATCAAACTGCCTGCGCTGTTCATCAATGCCTGCCTGTGATGCACCAGCTTGAATTCCTGCCGCATCGGTTGCTGCATCGGCCTGGGCCATGCCAGAAATAAGGGTTGCGCCGCCGACGGCAATGCCTGCCAGCGCTGCGCCAGATAGTCCAAAAGTCATGTTTTGCCCTCCAAGTGCGGGTATTGGGCCGCCTCAATAGCCGGTGCAGGTGCCGGGACGGTGTACATGTCCCAGATGGCCTGCGGGTCTGTCTCGTTTGTCGGATTGGCGTGAAAGGTCGTCACCTCAACATCAGTCATGGCCACGCCAGCACGTTTTGTGTTGGCCTGGGTGATGCTCATGAAGCCAGGACCGATCTGGGCAGTGCCATCGTCAGTGGTGACGATCAAGTTGCCTTTGCGAACCAGGAAAAACGATTCGTCTTTATGCACCGCACCAGTTAGGACAGTGCCTGCCGGGATGTGCATCGTGCGAGCGTAGAGGCCGTTGCAGAAGGTGTGCTCGACGGGCATGTCAACCTGTGGCAACTTGAGCAGTTCATCCTCCAGGCGGTAGATAGGCAAATGCTCAGCAGGCACGATGGCTTGCTGGACAAGTTCCTGAACCGCAACATCGCTCATCGAAGCCTCCATGATGGGACTGTGAGCTGCTGGCGGCTCGATAGGCTCAGCAGGTTTATTTTCGCACAATTTCGCATATCGTCAATCTTCCTCTTCCCGGTCTTCCCAGGCTTGGCAGACGCGCATGTCGTTGCAGATGAAGTTGAGTTTCTCGCAGTGCCCACGAAAGCCTGCGCCCTTGTCGTAGGTGGCAAGGGGGATGCGCTCGATGCGAACTTGTGCCATCAGGCTGTTGTCGTAGTAGCCGCAGTTGGAGCAGTGCTTGCGCCTGGCTTCCTTCTCGTCGCATTGCATGGCCTCGGCCAGCCCTACGTAGAACTCCTTATTTGCGCCTGGCTCATTGGTGGGCACCTCGGGACCGTAGTTCCAATCCTCCACCGCGATGGCGTAGTTCTTCTTGTTCTCTGCGTTGGTCAGCAGCGGCTCTTCGTAGGGGATGCCGCCGAATCCAGCAAGCATCATTTTCGGCATTTTTGCGTAGTCCATGCGGTGCTCCTTATGTAATCTCGCGGCCAGACACGCGCAGCGTCAATGCTGTGGCGTTGCTGGCAATGGTGCTGATGAATGCACCGGCATCCAGCTCTTGGCCAACTAGCTCGGGGCACAAGTAGGTCTCGCCTGGCACCACGGTGCGGTCGTCGATGATCAGGTTGGAGTTGCTTGCGCTGCCGCCAGTTTGCACCAGGTTGACGCTAAACGTGCGGTTCACCGTGTCGGTGTTGGTGACAGTGGCCTTGTCGATCAGCGCCTTGACAGCGCTTGCCGTGTACTGGGTTGTCTGGCTGGCTTCCATTTGCTTGGGAGGCACCAGGGTTTTTACGATGACGGTCATTGAAAACCTCCGATGTTGTTGTTGACTGTGAGAACTATGGACGGAATGCTGGGTACAGGTGCAACAGCAGGAAAGGCGGTAACCTCTATGCTTAGATCGTCGACCGAGAACATCATCTCAACATAGTCGTTGGCCTTGAGGTCAAAAAAGTAATTCAGCGACGAGAAAATTTCAGCGTTGTTGCCTTGAATCCTGATCTGGCTTGCGCTGTCAGGCACATCCACGCCGTTGAGCCGGAACCAAAAAAAGAACTCACCTATTCCTCCTAATGATTTATCCAGTTGGAACGAGGTGTCAAAGTTGTAGATGCCTTCGCTGTCCACAATGATGCGCGAGGTGGGCGAGCCAATGAACACGCCATTGCTCAAGCCGGTGGTGTTGAACGTGATCGCATTGGCTGTGTTGATGACCAGTGCTGCCTGCGTGGTGGTGTCGTAGAACGAGCCATACCGCGCACGCTTGAATTCTCTAGTTGGCGGTGTCATTTGCAGCCCTTCAACGGCAGCAGTCAGCCTGTCCACCAGCGCCAGCGCTTGATTTGCTTTGTTTTCAGCCAGGGCAGCATTGATGGCTGATTCTTGCGCCAGCGCAGCAATCATGCCCAGCGCCTGCACAGCAGTTGCCTGGGCAGTGCCTGCAGCGATGTTGATTTCCAGCACCACATCAGGCGCAATGGCATCGACCGTTGCAAACAGCAGCTCAAACTGTTTGATCTGCTGTTGGTCGGTCAGGAACTGCGCGAGCTGGTCGCGGGTCAGGTTGAGCCTGCGGGAGACGGGTGCGGTGGCCATCAGAATGCCAGTGGCTCTATTTGAGCTTCAAGCCGAATGAATGAAACGTGCGCATCGCTATCACCACGGAAGCGCTGGATGCGCCAGTTGCGCATGTGGCCTTGCTGGAACCACGCCAGACGCTTGTTGCTGCCTGTGGTGCCAACGCTGATGCTGCGGTCTTGGCTCCAGGCTTTGCCGTCTAAGCTGTAGCTGGTGCTGATCGCTGGGTTGGTGCCGAGTTCCACGCTGCCGGTTAAGCTGACTAACTCTAACTCATTGAAGATCGCGCCGTTGCTTTCGTTATAGACGATGAGCGTGCCGAATTCCCATCGCACCTGTTGCCCCCAGTGGTGGCCAGTGTCTTGCACGAAGTATCCAATGGAGCTGGATTGAGGGTCGCCCACCATCCATTTGTCATAGGCCCAGACCATGTTGCGTGCGCGATACTGTGCAAAACCTACCACGGTGGTGACTAGGGTAAACCATACCTGCTCGCCAAGTGCCGCGGATGCTGATGCATCGTAGACCACGGTGCGATCTGGCAGATGAACATAGAGGTGCTGGTGATTCTTGTCATTGCGTGCTTCGAGCTTTACCGTAGCCAGTTGCACCTCGGTGTATTGCAGGAGCAGATTGTCGACCTCCTGCGTGCTCACCTTCTGGGTGGTTGCGGCTGCGCCAACGTAGATGCCTGGTGCCTCATTGCGGCCACTACCCAAGAACGCAATGGATTGGACAAAGACACAGCATCCTTGCGTGCCAATAACGCCCTTTTGGATTTGAGCGCCCTTGATGCGTGCGAAGGGGAACAGCTCGCCGCCCACGTTGTCAAACACCTCGATGGTGTTTCGGTTGAGTGCGTAGACTTCGTTTCTGAGCTTGAGCAAAGCAACAACGGGGTCTGGGTCTGCCTCTGAACTGCCGTATTTAAGTGGGTTGACATCCAGCGGGTTGGTCAACTCGGTTACGACCAGGCTTGTGCCATCGGTGGTCATGAAGTAGCCATCTACCCACACCACATCCAGCACCACGCCAAGGTCTGGGTCTGTCACTTGCGTGAGTGCGCCGTTCCAGTAGTAGAGGCGACCGCCCGATGCGATGGCCAAACGGTCGAAGCTGTAGTCAAACGTCACCAGTTCAGCAGTTGGCCCACCAACATCGCCCAGAGTCGTCACTGTTCCATTGCTGGCCACAGTCACCAGCTTTGTGCCCATGACCCGATAACAGATGCCATCCCAGTTGATGCCGCCGCGGTCAGTCCCTGGTCCTGTGCCGTTGGCTACGATGCCATCTCCTGGACGCAGGAACCCATTGCTGATTCCAGACTTCTTTGGCACCGGCACCATGTTGACAGGGTAACTGGTGCGCAGTTCTGGCGTGCTGTCAGCATAGATGCCGTTGAGGATTGGAATTTGCATGGCTTGCTACTTAAGCAATTCTGTACCAGCTAGTGGTTGCCCAATAGAAACGCATGGTGAAGAACGCATCAGCCGCCAGTGTGGTCGGAGCACCGAATGCGGCTGCTGCACCATTGAGCGCCAGCGTGAAGGCTGTGATGATCTGGGTGGTGGTCACCAGCACCTCGGTGCCATCGGGTGTCTGGGTGTTCAGCGGCAGCGTGACCGTGCCAGTGGCCAGCGTGCCTGCGGGCTGGATGACCATCCATTGCTGTTCGCTGACTGGCGTTGGCACTGTGATGTTGAATCCTGCGCCTGGTGTGTACAGGTTTGTGGCCACGGTCGGGGCTGCGAATACGGTTTGAAAATAGGCCAGCAGTTGGCTGACCGAGACCTTTCGAGCATCGCCATTGTTTGGCACGTAGATCGGAAGCTGATCTCCACCAGAGACTTGGCTGATGCCTGCGAGTTGATTGATGGTTGGCATTTTGTTGGTTCCTCAGTTGTATTCAATTTGGCCATCTTGACCGGCAAGGACTGGATCGACTGGCCTGCGCAGAAATGGATTGTCGTACATTCGCCATGGCTTGTTGCCTGCGCCGGATGGCATCGTGCCTGGCATCTGCTGCTCCATTGGCATGGCCGCACGCGACAGGAGCGTGTTGTAGGAATCTTTGGCCGTGGTCTTGGTGTCGGGCATGACCTGCTTGCCATAACTGGGAGCCAACTTAATTGCCAGATTGGTGTAGATGGCCTCGTTGGAGCTGTCCGGCACGTTGGTCTGCTCATCCAGATCGCTGTCTTGGGGGCTGGATGGCAGCGGGTAGCCCAAGCGAATGCCCAAGGCGTTCCAGGCTGCGATCATGGTGTCGAGCCTGCGCAGTGCGGATTGCAGTTGCTCAGGGGTCAAGTCAAAGACGTAGGAGGCAAGGCCAATTTCCTCGAAGGCCTGTGTGACGAATTGGCGCTTTGTCCATCCCATGTCATTCTCCTGTAGTCGGTTCGGTCAGTCTGTCTTGGATCAATTGTCCCAGTTTTTTGTCTCTTGTCCTACCGTCAAAACGGATGCTCAACTCATTGGCCTTGGCCTCTAGCTCTGCGCGGGTTGGTGCTGCGTCATCAATGACTGGTTCAGGCACCGCCTTGATTTCTGGCTCTACCTGCTTCCAGCCTAGTGGCTTGGATGGCTTGCGCTTCTTGGTCTTTTTGGCCTTGAGCTTGATGCGCCAGTCTGCAATCTTCTTCGGTATCGTGGCCTTGTCGCCTGCGGCTGTGATGGCCTCGGCAGATGATGGGAACCATCCTGCGGCCAGCTTCTCGTCGAATTCTTCCTGCGTTTTCGCGCCGGTGTAAGCATACGTACCGCCGCTTGGCTTCTTGTGTTGGCCTGGGCTACGGTACAGCATAGTTGGAAACGATGCGCTCATTTCATAGCCTTCTTGGGTGCTTTGCTTGGCTTGCCTGCGGCCTTTGCTGCTTTGGTGGCCGCGGTCAATGCGATGGCCACGGATTGCTTTTGCGGCTTTCCTGATTTCATTTCTTTGCCGATGTTCTTGCTGACTGATTTGGCTGAGTAGCCTTTGGTCAATGGCATGGTGATTTCCTTGATGGAATGAAAGATGGGGCCGAAGCCCCATCCCTCAGTTCAGCTTACTGGTTGAACAACAAGATGCCGGACATCTCAGGCTGCTTGTTGACCACGCCAAAGAGCGTGTCCAAGCGGTACTTGATGACCATGCTGTCGATGTCGTAGAACTTCTGCATCACCAGCTCCACACCCTGGTCGGTGGTGGCGCGCATCACTGCGGTGCCAGCATCGGCTGGGATGGCGTAACGGCCAGGCAGGATTTCCAGAGCATCTTTCTGCCAGAACACGTTGATTGCCGAAGCACCAGTGTTCAGGAAGTTGATGGCAGCAGTGGCAGAAGTTGAAACCAAGTCGACGTTTTGGTATTGCAACTCAGCATCGGTTGGTGCAGTAGCCGCAGAAATAATCGGCGGGCTAATTACCATTGTGGTGCCATTAGTCACGCTGATAACACGGAATGTCTTCAGTTGGCCAGTGGACTCTTTGGTAATGTGATGAACTGCCTCAACGCCGTCAATAGTGAACGCATCACCAGCAACGACACTGGCCGTGCTGGACACGGTAACGGTTTCGTAACGGTTGTCAACGTTGATCTGGCCGCCGACCGAAGTCGAAGTAGCTTGAGGAACGTATTGTGCATCCGCACCAGTTGTGTCGATCGTGGCAGTGCCACCAGCCACAGCAATGCGGTTTGCGTAGTCGAACTTGTACGTGTCAAAACCTGCGACCATGCCGACGAAGTTGCGCTCATAAGCCTTGTCAGACTTCTGATTGCCAAACGAACGGCTGGCTTGAGACAGGTTACCGGCTAGGCCGTTGTAGTCGCGGCTGGACAGACCCAAGAATCGATCGTAGTCGGGCACGCCTTGCTCGTTCATGATGGTATCGCACAAGGCAATGTCATCATAATCACCGGCAGCAGCAGCAATCGGAACAACCAGCGTGCCTTGAGCAGCTGCGGTGTTCATGATTGCCACGTTGATGTCGGATGCGAGCTTCTGCTTGGCGCTGTCGCCCAGACGACCTTCTTGCAGCGCATCGCGCAGATCGAGGGTAGTCATGGTCCAAGGCACGGTTTGGCTAAAGCCGATGGTGCTTGGCACAGACAACTGGGTCATGTTCTGGTAAGTAACAGGAGTGCCAGGGGTGCTGTTTTGCGACTGAGCGATGTAAGGCATCGGACGCCAGATGGTGTCGTTGGTACGAGCCATCTCGGTCTGGTTGGTGTTGTAGACCGAGACGTGACGCGACAAAACCAGCAGGTCTTGGAAACCTTCGAGGATGTCTTCAAACGCTACGCGTTCTTCTTTGGAAAATGAATTTGCCATGATTGGCTCCTAAATTAAAAAAATCATTTGGAAGCTGCTCGCTTCTGCGCTTTGTACTGGATGACCTTGGTCATGTTTCCTGTACGCTCTGCATCTGCTCGCAGCCGTTCTAGGGTTGAGTCCACCGCCCCAGATACTCGGCCAGTTCCTGACACGATTCTCTCGGGTGGCGGGGCTGCCTTACGATTTGTGACTTTCAATTCTTTCTCCAGTCTTGCAACCGCAAAGGCAAACTTTACGGGGTCTTTGATCTCAGACAGCTCTTTGGCCTTCTTGAGGTTCTTGCCGAGTGCGTAGATGACGAGCGCGGGGTTATCCGCACCTTGGAGCACCACGCCTTGCTGGGTGACGCTGAAGAGTTCCTGGGCTACTGCCTCAGCGTCTTCAAAGTCTTTGACTCGCAGCTCCGCTTTCGCCTTGCTGTAACCATCCAGTTTGGCTTGCCATGCTTTTTGCTGATTCATAACTTCAGCTTCTTGCCTGGTGTTGACATCATCGGCTTGTCGCTTGCGCTCAAACCAATCAGCCAGTGCTGCCTCGAATTTGTCAGCGTCATAGTCGTGATCTTCCAGGCTTGGCTTCTTGCCCAGCACGACCGGCTTGGTCTCAGTCTGTGCGGTGCTTTGCAGCTTGCCTTGCAGTTCACGGTTTTGCCGTTGCAATTCTCGATTCGTCTTACGCAACTCGCGTACCCATTCAGGCGCATGAGTCTGTTCTTCGGGAGGTGGCGCTTCCTCACCAATGGAGACGATCACTTCGTCCGATTCGCCTTCTTCATCTTCGGTGTTCTGGTCATCGCCCTGGTCGCCAACGGATTGGTGCTCGTCGGTGGTTTGCTCAGTGCTTTGGCCTTCATCCTCGATGACGATGGTGTCCTCGTCCTCGTTATCGCTTCCTGTTACTGCCTTCTTGTTCATCTGTTGACCCCATCAAACTCACCCATTAGAGAACGGCTGGGTGGATGCCGTTTATCACATTCTCGCCCGTTTTAAGTCATCTTACAACCGGCTGTGTTTGTTGCTCGATGATTCCACCGATCTGCTCGGCCATATTCAGTGCATGGTCTTGCGAGTCCATATCGACCTCGGAGAGGGTCTTCATGGTTTGAGCGCGTTTGAGTTCTGCGGCTGCAATGGTCTCAACGGTATCTGCTCGGGCCTTGGCTGCCTTGGCTGTAGCTTCCTCGGCTGCGGCTTGCAGGTACATGGCATTCGGGTCTTGGGGCTTGCCCTGCATCTCGGCCATGAGTTCTTCGGCCTCTGCATCTGTCGGTTTTACGACACCCATGCGCAGGAGCTTCTTGCGGAAGTAGGCATTGGCATCCCCGATGCCCTCGCCCTCCATGTTCATCATAGCCATGGCGGTGAGCACCTGCGCTGTCTCTGGGTCTTGGGTGATCTGGAGCATGCCGGTCAAGGCGCGGACAGTAGCTTGCTTCTTGCTTGAGCTGGATGGGCCAACGTCAGCTATCACGTCGAAGGTGGCGCTGGTCAGATCGTTGGCCATGACCATCTCGCCGGTCTCTTGGTCAATGGTTGGCTGCATCAGCTCGACCATGCCAGCATTTCCAGTTGGCGCGAGGGTCTTCATCTTGCGCTTGTCCTCGATGTAGACCTCCTTGGCCATCGACAGCCAGATCTCGCCGCAGCGCTTCATGCCCTTGGCAAAGTTGCTCATGTAGATGAAGGACTGCATATCGACGCGAGTCTGAATCATCTCGACCGCCTTGCCCGACATACCGCTGACCATCTTGTCAGCACCTTGCTGGTTGCCCAAGATGTCCTGCATGTCGGTCTCGGTGATCTGCAAGAGCGCTGCCATGGCCGGTGGGATCATCGCTGAACGCGTGTAGGCCACGGGGCCGCTGACGGCTTGGTTTCCGTTCTGGTCGGTGATCGGGTTGATCAGCAGGTACGGGTAGTCCTTGAGGTTGTCCTCCGCCCACATGACTTGGTGGCCTGCGACCTGCTCAGGCGTAAGGATGGGCTTTTCGACTGAGGACAGGGCGCTGATCTCGCCCAGCTTGGAGAGCTGCATGTTCTTGAGGCGCTGGGCATCTTTGGCCAGGCGCACATGGCCCATGCAGCGCTCGACGTTGTCGACAAACCAGCGCTTGCCGTACACCACGACGATCGGGATGCACTTGCCTGCGATGTATCCTGCATCCTCGAGCACCTTGCCGCCGGACAGGATGTACTTGCGCACCTTGCGCCGCTTGACACGTTTCTGGCGAATCTCGACTGTGCCGATGGCTGCCAGAGTTTCTTCCAGCATCTCATCATTGGCAAAGTCGGTCTGGGTGTAGCGATCTTCATCGCCTGTGATGGTCTGGAAGATGCGGATGGTTTCGGTCTTTTCCTCGACCTTGTAGTACTCGGCCACATAAACCACATCGGGTGTGCACCAGTCAAATTCGTACTGGTGGATGATCTTTGGCCAGCTTGCTGGGTCGTCGCCCCATGTGTCTTTGTAGGCCTGTTGCGTCATCGATGTAACCACGAAACAGAACTTGGCATCGGACTTGTCTTGGCGCTTGGCACCAAGGTCGAAGAACACCGAACTGTCAGCGTCGAAGATTGGTTCGATTCGGATACGCTGGCGGTCATCCTCTGGGTCTTCGTCGTCCTCGTAGACGGTGCGCAGTCGCCAAGCACCGATGCCGCCGCCGACTGCTTCTTCGAAGGCGTTGTCGTAGGCTTCGTCGGCCACGGAGGCCTGCTCGTCGGATCGGTAGAGGCCATCGCAGACCTCGGCCAGCTTGTCGTTTTCCTCGCCGTCTTTGCTTACGAAGTCAACGGTGATGCGGTTGTTTCGGTACTCGTTGACCACGCGAATGACGGCCAGCATGATCTTGTTGACCTCAAACTTGGGCTTGTTCTCGTAGATGTCCCAAAGTGGGCCTTCCCACTGAGCGCCGCTGAGACTGTAGAAGCGTCGATCTTGCAGGCATTGCAAGCGCTCGTCGCGTAGGGCTGTTTGCACATCGTCAAACTGCGCCATTGCTTCGGCGTGAAGGTCTGCGAGTCGCTGTTCTTTGCTGGGTCGTGCCATGTTTATTCACCTCGGTTGCGGGATTTTCGCATTGTTCACCATTTATTGAAAACGGGGATCGGTTTGAATGTGGTCGCTTTGTTGGCTGGAAGGCGCTGCACAAGGCTGATCGCGTCGAACATTGGGTCGAGTTGGTCGTCGTGTGCGCCTGATGGGAAGGCTGCAACCTCGGCCAAGAAGTCTGACAACCAAGGCGCATCTTGGGGCAAAAGCACGTTGCCCGACTCGATGAACGGGGCAGCGTCGTAGCCGCGGCTGATCTTGTCCTTGTTCCGTTGGACTGCCACCACGGGTAAACCCTCGCGCCGCAGGGTTTGAATCAGGCCGGTGCCCGACACCTTGTCCTCGACGTACATCCCGCGCATGGCCGAGGCTTGGGCGACTGGCCGCATGTCGTTCAGGTGCTTGAGCCAGAAGGCCCGAGCGTTGACCAGCAATTCGGGTGCTTCCCACTTGCCCCGTACCTGGTCGAGCTTGACCGCCTGGCCAATGGTTGACCGTGCCCAGCATTGCAAAACGGTGTAATCGTTGTGGTTCGCTGTCTTTTGTGCGGTGTCCACCGTGATAAACCTGAAATCAAGCTGAGGCATGATTGACCAAAACTTGAACCACTCGGTATTGATAATCCCGCCGCCCCTGGGTGCTGGGCGCTGCTGAAGCTGTCCAGCAGTTCCGTAAGTGCCTAAAGTCTGCTCTAGTTCGGTTACCTGCTTTTCACTGAAGCGCTCAGGAAACATCAGCTCACCCTCTTCGGTGCGCGGGTCTGCCCAACCTATATTTGTTGTGCAGCGATAGGCAGGTTCAAACCTCATCGGGATGTTTAGATGCGTGTAAGGCAAGCCCATTTGCTTGATTACGCCTGAAATATCCTGTTCGTTCAACCGTTGCATAATTACAACAATGGCTGACTTTTCGGAGTTCACCCGTGTCGGCAGGGTTTCGGTAAAGGCAATGCGTGCGGCTTCCAGCTTGGCTTGGCTGTTGGCGCTGTCGGCACTTATTGGGTCATCCAGAATCACCCGGTCACCACGAACCCCGGTCATACTGGTGAATGATCTGGCTTGCCTGATTCCCTTCTTTGTGTTGCCGAACTCGCGCTTGCCGTCCAGATCACTAAGCAGTTCGATAGGCCAAAGTTTCTGATACCAGTCAGATTTGATAAGGTCACGGCATCGCCTGCTGTCTCGGATGGCCAGCTGTTCCTCGTGGGCCGTTCCCACAAAGCGCATTTCGGGCAAGGTGCGCGGCCCCCATTCCCATGCAGGCCAGATAACCCCGGTCAGCAAAGACTTCATCGCGCCGGGCGGCACATTCATCAGCAGTCGGTTGATCTCGCCCTTGGTCACAGCTTCCAGGTGCAGGCAAATGGCATCTAGTGCCCAGCCCCATTTGAGTTCGGCTACCGGCTCAAGCACCTTCCATGCGCGTTTAGCAAACTCACCAAGGCTGCGTTTGCACAACTCGCGCTCTATTGCCAGCAGGTCAGCTTGGCTCAGTTGCATCTTTTGCAGCCATGATCTGCGCTAAAACCTCGATACTTAGCTTAGAAACGTCCAGCGTAGCAATGGCAATAGGTGCGCCATCAACTCCCGAAACCTCGTGCTTTTGGGTTTCTGCCCAGCGCATCTGGGTCTTGGACCACCAGATGGCTGCTGTAGTGTCGCCTGCCATGACTTTTTGGAATAGGGTTTTCCCTACCTTTCCATTGGCCTTTGCTTTGCCGGAGATCAGCTCGCTGCTGAAGTGCTTGCGCAGCGTGTCGGTGTCAATGCCGTCGCGCACTAGGACTGCGATCTGCTCAATGGGCAGGCCGTAGCCGGACAGCGCTTCGACCTGTTTGCGCTCGGCATCGGTCGGATTGAATGGCATGCGCCCAGAGTTTTCACGTGCGCCGCCGTGATTTTTTTGCACCGATTCCTTTTTAGGAACCGATTTTTCAAGTTTTGGTTTTTTCGTTGCCATCTTTAACCTCCGCGAAAGGTTCGCCAGTTTCTGCGTGAGTTGCTATTTTACCTGTGAAGTCCTGCCAGCGTTTGACAATGACGTCGACATATGCCTCGGACAACTCCATGATAAAGCCTGTTTTACCTTGCGTCTCAATAGCAATTGGGTCTTTTCTCGCCTTTCTTAAAGACGGTTGATGGGGTTG